TCCAAAAACACCAAAACCTAAGAAAGACAAAGAAGAACATTTGCGCAAAGTAGATGGCATTACTTTGGAGCAAAAAGCGATGCAAGAGTATGGTATTGCTTTAAAAGATATTGCTGTTAAGGAAAATGCGTTAGGTAAAAATCTCAATAGTGAAAAGATAAGGGCTACTGAACAGGCTATTGATAAATTAATGAAAGCGGGTGCAAATCCTGCGGCAGACCATAATTTAAAATCATTGATTTTAGATTTAAAGAATTACGAAGCACAAGCGGACTTATCAGCAAGAAAAGCCCCTGCGATGCAGAGGGATATGGCTACACAATCACAGAAATTTGCAGAAGCTAACCAAGAAATACAAGAAAAATTACAAAAAGAAGCTGATTTTATAGACAATACACTTGCTCCGGCATTTACTAATTTTTTTAGCGGTTTAGCCGATGGTGCGGATGTAAGTCTTAATAGTGTTATTAAAGATATTGCAAAAATGATAGAAAAACTTGCAGCAGCAGCAGCCGCAGCCGAAGTATTAAATCTATTATTAGCAGCATCAGGATTAGGAGCAGGGAGTTCTTTATTAGGAAGTGCAAAGGCAGGAACAAGCGAAGGTTTTATGTCTATTTTTAAAAAAATTACAGGGTTTGCTTCGGGTGGTGTTGTACCTCCGGGTTATAGCAACGATACATACTTAGCACGATTGAGTAGTGGTGAAAGTGTTTTAACTCCTGCACAATTAAAAGCGGTTGCGTCAAGTGGCGCAGGAAGCCAAAGCGGATTTGTAGCAAGAACAGAAATAAGCGGAAACGCTTTAGGTATAGTAATAGAAAGAGCGAACAGGTCAAGAGGTCGCACCTACTAACAATTGTGTAAAAAATTACACATCAATTATTCTTAAAATAATTATATTGCATTTATTATAATTTAAGATTGAGTTTTTATGAATCTTGTCTTACGGCATAGTATATCAAATTAGTTTTAAAACACTTTCCGATAATGCCGGACTGATTAATCTTTTACAAAAAGGTTATAGTGGTTCTATCACTCAATTAAAAGGAACTGCGCAACCCATTGTAATCTCTTACAAATCGGGTGATTATTACGCTACTGATTCCATTCGTGGCAGCGAAGCGGATATTTCATTTTACAATCAAGGTGCTACTCCTCTATCAACTTTTGAAGCCAATAGCGATAATGTTTGGCGAGTAGATTATTATTTAAACTCTAATTTAGAGTGGAGTGGATTTTTAGTGATGGATGATTGCAGAGAGGCTTTGCTTGGCACTCCTACCGTTATTAACTTAAAAGCCAATGATGGTTTGGGGTTATTAAAGGATGTAGCTTTTACAGATTTAACAGGAAGCATTATTTATTACGGAGGAGGAAGTAATGGAACGATAAAACTTTTAGATGTTTTAAATTATTGCTTATACAGAACAGGATTATTGTTACCTACGAACAATTACTTAAATATGTTCGAGGTAGGTATGAACGACAGGACTTCAACGAATACCAATGATCCTTTTGCACAGGCTTACGTTGATCCAAGAATGTATCTGCTGACTGAAACAGATGCAGGGCTTGTAAAGAATAGTGCTAATCCGGTATTACTATCGGATATAGTGAAAGACTGTTATACGGTTTTACAAAGTCTTTTAGCCGATTGGAATTGTACCATATTTCAGAATAACGGTCAATGGAACATAGTTAGATGGGTTGAATTAAAAGACTTTTCAAACAATCCTCCCGGCACACAATATCAGATGGATGCGAGTACAGGTGCTTTTAATTCGCCAAGTGTAGCACCTTCTTTAAGTTTGATAAATATCGGTTCTTCTGAGTCGGTTAAGTTTATCAATGCTTCACAAACGAGGTATTTTATACGACCTAACAGCTATGTAAACAATCAGTTTAATTATCAGCAACCACAAAAGCTGATTTTAAACATGGATTTGATGACATTAGGCTCGTTGGTAGCAACTTCTTACGCTACTATTAACGGTGTTAAATACAAATATGAAGATTATCTTTTACCCGATTGGACTTTTAATGGCCCTTCTTATATCTCTTACATCAGAAAAGTAAGCGATACAAGAACAAATTTAGAGGTAGATAGATTTATTTATATGCCTTTAGATCAGGCTTATTTTACAAATAGTCATGGCGATACTGATTATAAAAATATTCAGTTTAATGATATTTTAGTAAGCCAAAATTCAAGGATGGATTTTAGTGCTGACTGTTGTATGCAGGGCAATATAGATGCAAGTTTTTGTGTATCATTTAATCTACAATCAGCAGCAGATCCGACAAAGTTCTATGAACTCGCATTGGTAGGTGGTTCTTATAATTATTTCAGATGGAATGGCCCTTACACTTCACATGAAGATGGGAAGATACCTGAGTTTTTTAGTGCTTCTGTGTGGTCGCCTACCAATAACAATTACAATACTTTTTCTTTAAGCGGATTGATTACGGCTCCATCGAATAGTGTAAACAAGATTTTTCCTGCTTTCCCGGTAGATGGCATTTTAAAGATAAGATTGTACGGTTTTAATTTTAACGGTGCAACTGCGACAACGTGCTATGTAAAAAACCTAAGTATTACGATGGATTATTACATTAACCAAAGCACCAAAATAACAGGGCATTATAATAAATCATCTATACAGAACGCATCCATCAGAAAAAACATAAGCAATCAATTAACTTATTCAGATTCGCCTGTATTTTCTATCAATGGTGCTTTACTCGTGGGAGGCACAACTAAAACAGCAGCTTGGAAGAATTATTGGAATATGCCTCCTGAAAATTTAAGTTTGGTAACTACCGGCATTACTTCAACAAATCCTACTATCAGAAAATGTAATGTTACGATAAAATACGCAGGAACTCCTGTAAGTGGTTACACCTTTGATGTACCCGCAGGAACGACTGTTATCACATTTGCCTCTTTGGGATTGGCTGATTTATCGGGTATTATCGGGCCAAGTGGCTACCAACTAATCATTAATTATTACTACGCTTTTACTCCTTCTTTCGGATTTGTACAAACAGTAGAAAAAATGTTTTTAACGGATGCACTCAGGACAAAAGTGGATTGCGATTTAAAGGGTGTAGGCTTTGGTGTAGGAAATGTGTTTGAAGTAGATGAATTAAGCGGCCTGAATTTCATTTTAGGTCAATGTGAGTTTGATATAGCTAATGAAACAATGAATGGAACATTAGAGGAATTGTGGAATAGTGGTGAAACATTCGATCCAACAAGTTTTGATAACGAATTTAATTATTTATACTCGTGAGTGTAGTAAAGGGAAAAAGTTTTTTGTTGATGGTGCAAAAGTCAGGTGTCTATGTTCCAATAGCCACAGGGAGAGATATTTCTTTAGATCAACAAAGAGAAGTATTAGAAGCCTCATCATCATCAAGCGGTAAATGGAGGGAATTTATAAAAGGAAAGATAACGGCTAATATTTCTGTTAGTGGGTTACAGTCTTATAATTATTCATCATTTTTTACGGCTGATAACATTTTTGATGAGTTTAGCGGTAATGATAGTGGTTCTTTGCCGTTTCAATTTGTGGCAAATGTTGATGGTGGTTCGGTATTATATTCAGGTAATATTTTACTAACTTCTTTAAGTTTAAAAAGAAGTTACAACGATGCTTCTGTTTTTGATTTATCAGCACAAGTAACAGGCCCGGTAACAAGAACAACAAGCGGTACTCCGATAACTCCTCCAACAACAGGAGTATTGATTGTGAATCCTACATCAGTAAGAGCGATTGAATACACTGCTACCGGTGGCGAAAGCGTTATTAATCCTTTGTTAGTAGGAATTATCCCTTTAATTGTAACACGAGGAGGTATTGAAACAGGAACAATCATAACAAGCGGTACTCCAAGCGGAGCGCAAGTTTTATACAATTCAAGCACCGGCACATTTGTTTTTTCTTCTGATAGTCCCTTAGTAGCGGGTGAATTTGTACGTTTTATTTATTCTAAAACAATCAATGTTTATCAATTCATTTCTTCTACAAGCGGATCAACGTATATCAATACTTCATTAGAAGATAAAACAATGATTTCATTTAGCAGAAACGGTATTGCACAATCTATTATTACAAGCGGTACTCCAAGCGGAGCGCAAATCAAATTTGATAATACAACAGGAACAATCACTTTCCCAAGCGGCAATTTATTAACCGTTGGGGAATCAATAAGGATAGTATATGAATAGAATAAAAATACTACTAATCATCGCTTTGTTTATCTCATTGGGAGGTAAAGCGCAATCATGGTTAATCACCGGGCAAAAACAACGATTTGCTGCGGGATTAGGAATACCTGTACGAGATACGATAACGAGTTCTTCTGCTGATTCAGCGCAATTAGTATTAAGGCCACAGGACAGCACTTTTTACGGAAAATATAAAGGCTATTGGAAAAAAATAGGTGGTGCTGATACTTCTGTTTTAAATCAGTATTACGTTCAAATCCAAACCCAAAATCCGACAGCATCTTTAAGCGGTGGATATTCGTATGAAAGACACGCATCGGGAACATTTACGGTTTCATTAAGTTGGTCAGCAGGGCGACAAGCTGCGGGAACAGGTGTGAATGCTACCAATCCTTTAAGTTCTATTGTCGTTGCGGGAACAAGCGAAAGTTTTTCTCAGCCAAGTGCGGGAAGTAGTGTAAGCGGAACACAGAGCGTTACAGTTACTTATAATAGCAATACAACGTATAACAATGTTGTAACAACAACGGATAGTAAAACGGCAACAGCTTCTACTTCATTTACTGTTTATGATAAGCGTTATTTAGGATGGGCAGCGACTTCCACTCCTTCCAATGCAGAAATATTAGCGGCAGTTTACCAAGATAATTCAGGTAACAGTTCATCGCTTACGAATACACTGTCTCAATTAGGCAGTGATAAATATTTATTTTTTGTAACGACATCAACGGTAACAAGTGTAAGTGTAAACGGTTTTCCAAGTACATCGGCATTTACTTTAAATACATCGAAAAGTTTTACGAATGCGAGTGGTGGTGCTTTTAGCGGTTACATCACCGTAAGTAATAATGCTTTTGGATCAACATCAACAAACACAGTAAGTTTTAACTAATATGAAAAAAATCTTTTTAATATTTTTCTTTCTGTTTTCAACTTGTGAATTATTTGCACAAGTGAATATCGGTGCAGATGGAAGGGTACATAGTTCTTCCACAGGTGGAACGGTAACGCTCAGTAATGAATTAACTATCGCTACTGATACGACTTCCCGAAAGACAGGATTTGCTTTTGTAGGTGGGCAGTTGTATTCAGGTAATGGTACTTATTACACTATTACAAGCGGATTGCAATTAGACAGCACCCGATTAGCGTTCTTAGCGAAAAATCAAACATTTACCGGACAAAATAAGTTCGGTTCTCCGGTGGCGGGAAGTAGTGGCACATGGAGTACACAGGCTTTGATTGCTGATAATATTGTGGCTAATAATCTAACAGGATTAGGAACGGCAAATAATAGTGTAGGAAGCGGTGTGAACTTTGCTTTAACAACAGGTGGCGGATCTCCTACTTATGCGCATTTGTTACAGTTAGGCGCAAGTGGGCAGTTAAGTTTATGGAATTTCAATGCGAGTAGAAACACATGGGTAAATGGTAATCAGTTTTTAATTGATGGCAATATTTTAATGGGTTCGGATAGTGCTGCTGCACGTTCTTATGTGCGTTCTTATGCACAGCCGACAGGATCTTATTTAGTAGCGGGTAACAACTTAGCCGATGTAACGAATGTAAGCACAGCCTTATCAAACTTAAACGGTGTTGCATTAAGTGGTAATCAAACAATCAACGGAGTAAAAACATTTGTTCAGCCAATTTCGGCAAGTGGAATTAATAATTTATACGGCAGTTCAATAGCAATGTTGAATGGTTCAAATTCGGCTACTTATTTAGTTGGTGTGCCAACTTTTACAACTTCTCATAATTTTTACTTTCCTTATAAAAACGCAACAGGTGCAGATACATTCGCTTTGCAATCTGATTTATCATCATATCAAAAATCACTTACCCTTACCACAACAGGAACAAGTGGCGCAGCTACTTTAACGGGAAGTACATTAAACATTCCGCAATATAGTGGTGCAACAAATATCGGTTCTTCATTTAGTGGATTGGGCAGAACAGTTAATTTAACATCATCCACAGGAACAGGAACATCATTTACATTGCCGCATGATAGTTTAAGTTATACAAGTGGTGCAAGTATTGGCATATTAAATAGTAATTCAATCACCCTTTCATCTTTACCCAATTCATCTTTAGTAAACAGTTCCGTAAGTATTGCGGGTAATTCTACATCTCTCGGCGGAAGCGTTGGATTAGATGCAATTACAGGGGTTAGTTCTAACGGATATTTAAAGAGAACAGGAACAAACACTTTAACCAATATTTCTTCTATCGGTAATGCTGATTTAACTAATTCATCGGTAACAGTAAACGGTAATTCGGTTTCATTAGGCGGTTCAACAACGATTAATAATTACGCAATTACAGGAAGCGATACAACCATTACATATAAGGCAGATAGTTCAACAATGACATTAAACTGCAATGGTCAATTATATAAATCTTTCTACATCATTTTAACAGGAACAGGCAGAACATTATCATTTGTAAATGCAGTTCAGAACGGTGTTTACACGGTAAAAGTTTATCAAGATGCAACAGGTGGCAGAACAATTACAACTTATACTAACGGATATTTTGCAGGAGGTACAGTTCCAACGCTTACTTCAACTGCAAGTGCTTTAGATATTTTGTGCGGATGGTATGACGGCAATAAAATGATGTGGAACGCAAATCTAAATTATAAGTGATGAAGAAAATATTTATCATATTATTTCTTTTCAATTCGGCTATTGCACAACAAGGTGCAAGGATGCAGTATTGGTCAATGAATATAAGCGGATGCCCTGCGGGTAAATCCACTTATTCTGGCATTTGTTTAGATACTTCAACAATCAAGTTTGTTCAAGCTATTGTCAATAGTGGAACAACGCCGAGTAATAGTAATATGCTTTTGTTAGATACATTGGTTTGCGATTTGAAAGGTTTGCTATCAGATAGCAATGCAATTCATCCTTATCCCGGATCAACAAATTTTTGGAGCAATATAATTTTTGCACATCCGATTTATGGCAGCACAGATGTAAGTCATGCCTTTAATTTAAAAGATACCTCTAAGCATAAAATTACTTATGCGGGTTCTACTAAACCGTATCATTCATCACTTGGTATTTTTTATAATGGCACAAGTGCAGAATCTGATATTGCCTATCCTACATCATCTGAATTGAGTTCAATTCAATCAGCAACACTTGGTTATTATACGAGAACAGACACATTAGAAAGTAATGTGGCAGGTAGAGCAATGATTATGAGTTATAGCGGCTCTGCAACTAATATTGTTTATATGGTTGGTAATAGAAGCACATTACTTGGAGGGGGCATTGGTTCTGATAATACCAATTTGTATAATCAATCATCTGCGCTTGCAGGTTTTTATTTAACATCAAGAACAACATCTACTTTATCTAAAACATGGGTTAGTAATACACTTTATTCAACCGACACCCATAACAACGGTTCTTCAACAGTTCCAACAAGCACATTTAATATGGGAAGAACTGCGGCAGGGGCTTATGATATTCAAAGCACACAATTTGTAATATTCTTAAATACAGGTATAAGTGATAGTGATGAACGGTTGTTATATAAAATTATTCAGTCTTATCAAGAGCGATTAGGAAGAAGTAAGGGAACTAAAATTTTACCATTTGGAAATTAAATTATATGAAAACAATCATCACAATAATTCTCATCTGCTTACTTGCTTCATGTACGATTAGAGTATATGACAACAGAAGCGGAATGACAAGAAAAGAAAGTAAGCGAATTATTGATAGTGTAATGAAAATAAAACCATAACAGATAAAAAGTAGAAGCAATGAGAGATTTTTTTAACCAAGTTTTTAGTGGTGGAATAAAACCCGACAGCGCATTGATTGGTGGTGGAAGTGGATTATTAACGCTGAATTTTTTGGATGGATTTGGTGAAATAAATCCTGAAATAACTATTATCCGATTTGCTTTTGCTTGTATGAGTGCAATGGTTTTCGCTTTGTTAGCGGAGTTTATGAAGTATTGGTTTCACCATTATATCAAACCAAAACTTAGAAAAAAAGAACATTAATTTTTTAATCAAACAATAATAATTATGATTCAGTTTATCACAGACAATTCGGCTGTTATTTTAGCTGTTCTTTTCGGAGTTAGTGAGTTACTTGCTAATATCCCTGCTGTAAAAGCAAACAGCGTATTCCAATTAATCTTCGGATGGTTGAAATCAAAGCAGCAACCTAAGTAATCACAGCCCCTTAATCGGGGCTTAAACTTTTTCCTATGTGGGTATTATTCTTAGCCTTAGCAGCTATCTGCGATGCGATAATGGATACTTTAAAAGACCATTATGAAATTTCAGTTTTCCATAATTGGAATAAATACTTTTGGAATCCTGCTTATTCATGGAATTATCATAAGAAGTTTTTTGGTATTGTGGAGTTAGATGCTTGGCACATCGTTAAATATGCTTACTTGTTTTTTCTTTTCTCATCCATGTATTACTATAAGACAATTACAGGTTGGATTGATATTCCTTTAATGTTCATTTGGTGGTCTGTTTGGTTTGAATTGTTTTATTCAAAACTACTTAGATTATGAAGCAAGAAACACAGGACACCATCATTCAAATATTTTTAAAGATTGTAGTGATATTTATCGTTGCTGTTTTCTTGTTAGGATTATTTTTCTCGATTACCGGATGCAGAACGGTACAAAAATCATTACAGGTAGAAAAGAAAAGCATTGACAGTACAACGGTTATTAAAAAAGAAGAATCGCAGAAAGTGATTGATTGGGGCGAAGTATTAAAAGCGGGTGATGTGGATGTTAAGATAACTTTTGATACCAACAGTACGGTAATCCCGACAAGTTCCCAAAATGGGAATGATACCGCACAACACTACTCTATTGCAACGGACTTTATCTCTCACTTAGTTGATTTGGCACATAAGCCAATATCCTCAATAGAAATAAGCGCAAAAAATGTAAGTGATAGCGTACACAATAACGTACAAACCAATGTACTTAAAAGCACAGATAGCACCCATGTAAAAGAAACGGTAAAGAATAAGGATGAGAAAAAAGAAACAAAGAGTAATACTGTTTTATTAATCATTGCGGGGATAAGTTTGATTGCCATTGTTTACGGTGCGTATGTAAAAAGTACAGCCGATAAGGCAGCAAAAACACCCGAAGAAATTTACAATGCAATAAAAGCTAATGAACTAAAAAAGTTGATTAAATAATATGGCTGACTTTAATTTATACTTTCCGATAGAGCAAAAACTCGAGGGTGTTGTTTATGAAAATGATGCAGTAGATGTAGGTGGATGCACCAAAGTAGGTTTAACGCTTGATGATTTAAAAAAGTATTACAACAATCCTAATCTTACTTGTGATGCAGTTAAAAACATGACAATAGATGAAGCAGGTATTATTCTTAAAAAATTGTATTGGGATTATTACAGAGCCGATGAAATACCTAATCAATCTCTTGCTATGTTTTTGGTAGATAGTAGATTAAATCAAGGCAATGTAATTACAAAGTACATACAACAGATTGTAAGTGTTACTGATGATGGTTTGTTTGGTAATAATACATTCAATGCAATGATGGCTTTCGATGGCAAAGAATTATACAAACAGCTTTATAATAAAAGATTGGTGCGCTATAATAATATAGTGGCATCTAATCCGGTACAAAATAAATTTTATAAGGGTTGGATTAACAGACTTGATGCTATTAAGTTTCAAGCATAATTCGTTTAAACGAAATTAAATTTATGATAGTTAAATCAAAGCGGAAAACCGAAAAAGATTTAAAAACTACACGCAGAAGATTATTCTTCGACATCGAAACTTCGCCAAATGTGGGTTTGTTTTGGGAAGCGGGTTACAAGAAAAACATTGACTACTCTAACATCATCAAGGAACGAGCGATTATTTGTATTTGTTATAAGTGGGAAGATGAGAAAGAAGTTTACTATTTACATTGGGATTCTAAGCAAAACGATAAGCTGCTTTTAATGAAGTTTATTGAAGTGGCTAATGTTGCAGATGAATTAGTCGGGCATAACGGAGATAAATTTGATTTAGCGTGGATCAGAACTCGTTGTCTTTTCCATAAGATTAAAATGTTTCCTAATTACACAACAATAGACACGCTTAAAGTGGCTCGTCAGAAATTTAGATTTAATTCTAATCGTCTTAATTATATCGCTGATTTTTTAGGCATCGGGCAAAAGATAAAAACAGAGTTTGGTTTATGGAAAGATATATGCTTACACAACGATAAGAAAGCATTAGAGGCAATGATTAAATATTGCAAAAAAGATGTTGTGTTATTAGAGAAAGTGTTTTTGTGTTTACGAGGACACATGACACCTAAAACGCATTACGGAGTGATTTACGGACAAGACAGGGGTTCGTGTCCTGAATGTGGCAGCGATGATTTAAAGATAGCTAATCGAAAGGCAACAGCTACCGGGTTAAAGAAAATACAATACCAATGCAATTCATGTGGGCATTATCATACAAAAACAGATAAATGATTGAAGCATTAAAAAATCAAATTGGTGGAAACCATTATAGCGACATGAAAATACAGCCTGTTGAATATATCCATCATAACGATATGAATTATTTACAAGGCGCAGTAGTAAAATATGTTTCTCGTTATAAAAACAAAAACGGAAAGCAAGACTTACAAAAAGCAATTCATTGTTTACAACTTTTAATAGATTTAGAATATGGCAGATAAAATTGACAAGATACCACCGAAACTTTTTTATAAGCTATCGCAGTCTGAGCAATGGAGTTATGCGGTAGGTAAAATGCGTGAGCATTATGAAATCTCCGAGAAATGGAGAAAGATTAGTATTCAGTGTAAGAAATCGGTTATAGTAGAAAAAGAAATTGAAAGACCGGATGAAGCAACTTTAAAAAGTTAGTGATGCGATTCCAAAAGATATTCAGCAACGGCAAGGTAAACAATGCAAGACTTTACGAGCAGTTAAAAGTTCTTGATGCAAAAGTATTTTTTGGATGTGGCGATGAGTTTAAAAATAATCGTGATTGGTGGGTAATCGAACACGCAAATAAAATCATTGCTTATTGTGGTTGTTGGTATCGGGATGGCGTGTGTATGTTTTGCCGGGCATGGGTGCAGCAAGATTATCGAGGTAGAGGATTGCATCACCGAATGATAAACATAAGAATAAACGCTGCCAAAAAAATAAACCATACTCCTATCACTTATACAACGGTAAATAATTTTAAGAGTGCGAATAATTTAATCAAACATGGTTTTTTGATTTACCAACCCTCTTATAAATATGCCGGTGATGATGTGATCTATTTTAAAAAGACATTCTAATTATCGTCAGCAAATCTTTCATAGTGTATTTATTGTTTAGGAGTGAGTGAATTAAAAGTTTTCTATTTCGATCTGCTTAGTGAAATACCGGGCAACGGCTAATTTTTGCCATGCCGGATAAATATTTTTAAAGTCTTTAAATAACTCTCTCATTTTTCTTTCTTCCTGTCTATTGCCTTTACAGTTCTCAATCAATACCCTTTTTACCGTAGCAACCATTTCTTTCATCTCCTCATCGGTAAAATCCATTTCTTTTTCTAAAAGCGGAAAGCAGATAATTCCACCAATAAAAGCCAACCAATTTTTGCTCTTAAACTCTCTCCATTCGTTTTTCCAAAATTCTACCACTTCTTCATCGCTTTGCTTATACTTAATCATTTTTTGTTCTTCTTTGGGTTTCATTGATTCAATTTTACTTACCTCTGCTCTTTCGATTAAATACAAGTCTAAAGCCTCTGATATAAGAGATAGGTTGATATTCTTTCCCCAATCCTTTATCCTTGTGCCGTATTTGCGCATAGAATAAGCTATCTCTTCTTGGTTGATAGTTTTATACTGCTCAACTAAAAGCCTCGAAAATTCGGCATATAATAGCTTTCTGTAAGCATCATCGCTTGGTAGTTGCCATCCTGTAATCAAAGTAATCCTAAGTAAAGCTGCAATCACAGTAGAATTTAATTCTTTTTCAGAAAGCATGGCTACCGGAGAAGCGGCATACTTAATTTTAAAAACTTCATTATATGACTGATTGCTCGAAATCTCGCATCGTTGCGTTAAATCCTTCGATGTTTTTATCTGATCTACTACTTGATTTAATACTTGAATTTCCATTTACTTGAAATTTTAGCCAATCCCTGAAATGTTTTAAATAATCGTTTTGGTCTTGATAATTTTTTTTAGGGCAATGAATTCTAAAAGCATCCCAATAATTCAAAATTTCTTTTTCAGAAAGTTTCACTTGTTTAACCCTATCAATAAACTCAATTGTATTTTGTATTTTTTGAGGGGGAAGTGTAACACTATCCCTTTTATCATTTACATTATCATTTACATTATCATTTACATTATCATTTACATTTACTATTACATTATCAGTTATGTTTGTTATAGGTTGTATAACGCTGTTATCTTTTGTTATATCTTTTATAACACTGTTATCTTTTGTTATAAATTCAGGTTGTTTTTCCCATCTCGATTCCATTCCTTTTTTACCGGATTCGCTTCTTTTACGCTTTTTTTCTTCCCAATAATTAAGATCACGTTTTAACTGTTGTTTTATAGGCTCAAAAGCTATTTTTGTTAGCTTATCTTCTGCAACAGGATTTTTATCATTAACATACCTAAATAGATGTTTTATTAATTTCCCGGCTTCTTCGTCAGATAATTCTTCAAATGTGCTTAAATAATCAGCGTATAGTATAAATCCTTTTTTATCTTTAGCCATTGGTTATTTTATTTAAAACTTGCTAATAATTTTTTACCAATCATTTTATAAAAACATTCCCATTTCTTTATATAATCTTTTATTTGCAATTTTTATGTATTCAGGATTTAACTCAAACCCAACATAATTTCTGTTTAGTTTTTTAGCTACTAAAGCTGTCGTTCCCCCCCCATAAAAGGATCTAATACAATTCCGTTTTCAGGGCAACCACTTTTAATCATTCTTTCAACTAATTTTTGCGGGTACATTGCGAAATGTGATTCTTCATTAGGTTCAGTACAGACACTCCATAATGTTCTTACATTCCTCATGCCACCTTCTGTAAAAGAAACTGTTTTTGTCGCATATATACCTTCTGCTGTTTTGCCTTTAGACTTTTTACCACCTTTTATTAAACTTCTTTTATCAAAATCAGCCCATATACTTTTTTCTAATTGTTGTTCAAAATAATAGTTGGATGGATTTTTAACATAAAAAAATATTTTTTCAAAATCAACGGTAAATCTATCTGTCGCTGAAGATGGCATTTGATTTGGTTTGTGCCATATAATTTGATTTCTTAAACACCATCCGTTATTTATCATTTCAATAGAAAACCTTTCGGGTATCATGCACAAACATTTATTAGGTAATTCTGTTTTTTCTTTTTTAAAATCTTTGCTATTAGCGTTTATATTTTTTAAATCATCATTACCTAATTTGTAGCCATTATAAGTATCACCAAGATTTATAAAACAAGTGCCATTATCTTTTAAAACCCTTTTAACTTCAACAAATACCATTAAAAGATTTGTAATAAATTCCTTAAAATGTTTTTCATTACCAAACTGATCAGAAATACCATAATTTCTCAAACCCCAATAAGGCGGAGAAGTAACACAACAATCAATTGAATTATCAGGTAGATTTTTAAGTCCTGTTAAACAATTTTCATTAAATATTTTATTAACAATATCCATTAAAACATCGTTGGTTGTGATAAAATAGGTTGTACCTGTGTAAGTACTATCTTTTTTCGCTTACGATTAGCGTAAATCACTTCTCCTTTGTACTGTACTTTGTTTTCTGCGATTAAATCATTTACTCTTCCTGCAATAGTGGATTGCGGTAATTGCAATATCTCGGATAACTGCAAAAGATTATTCACTCCTTTTTTAATGAGGATAAAAGTCTTTTCTGTTTGTATCTGCTTTTCACTTGGTCTATCGTGATAAGCCGGTAGTGATGTAGCAAATGAGTAATTTGTTTGCATACTAATTTAATTGAGGGTAAAGAGATTTTTTGTTAGAATAAGTGGTAAAAGATTTCCTGTCAATCTTTAAAGGTTGTGGTTCAACTTTCGGTTGAATGGTTACGATATGCTTGTTGATAGGCACATACTTTTTAGGCTTCGTATTCTTCCCGATATGCCCACCTCTTAAAGTAACCTTATCAATCGCATCTCTTACATCTTCTATGTTTGATGAAATATCTAACAGGTTGCACAACTCTTTATGATACTCTTTATACACATCATCAAAAACAGATGTAATCTTTTCAAAAACGGTATCTCTTGAATGAATAATGGTTGTGTGATCTTTATCTAATTGTTCGGCAATGTAAGGCAAGGTTTTGCCAGTGTACAAATGCCCAAAGAAGCAGATGAATTGTCGTACACATACAAATTCTTTCTTTCTGTTTTTCCTCAATGCTTCATCTTTTCTCATCCCGAAAAAATCACATACTTTTTCAACCACATCATTAAATAATAAATGCGTTGATTTCTCATGTTTTCTATGAGATATTTGAATAGACTGTAATTCTAATAGTGCGGATTGTATTGTCATAGGTTAGTTACTTTATTTTTCAATTAATTCAAACCATTTTTTTGCTGTTTCAAATGCCATCAATCGAAGATTAGATTTAAGGCTTCCATTGTTAGGAAACTCATTATCGTTATTCCAAAAATTTTCATTCCATTCATCTAATGTTCTATTAAAACATCCCATTTTAATTCGCTTAATTCCTGTTTCTGTTATATAAGGAATGACGATGTATTCATAAAGACCTGTGAATACTACTGCTGTTTTTATTTTTTCACCCTCCAAATAAGCACCCTCCAAATCAGCATCCCGCAAATAAGCACCCTGCAAACAAGCACCCCGCAAATAAGCACCCCGCAAATCAGCACACTGCAAATCAGCACCCTCCAAATCAGCACACTGCAAATAAGCACCCCGCAAATCAGCATCCCGCAAATCAGCACCCTCCAAATAAGCACCCCGCAAATCAGCAACCCGCAAATCAGCATCCCGCAAATAAGCACCCTGCAAACAAGCACCCTGCAAATCAGCACCCCGCAAATCAGCACACTGCAAATCAGCACCCTCCAAATAAGCACCCTCCAAATAAGCACCCCGCAAATCAACACCCTCCAAATAAACACCCCGCAAATCAACACCCTCCAAATCAGCATCCCGCAAAATTTTCTTATTACTTACCGCTTCTATTAAAGTGTCTTTAATAGTATTATTTTCTTTCTCGTATTCAAAAAGAATAGAGCCGTTAATCAAACTTTTGATTTCAATTTTGAGTTTCATAATGAGTAATTTTTTATGATAAATTCTAATTCTTCTCTTGTGTGTTTGTGTGTTTCGTTCGCTTTACTTTCAAGCCATTCAACAGCATCTTGTCCTATTTTATTAATGAGATTTTTTCGATACCCTATAAGATGAAATTCATCGAAACCATTGCAGGACACACATTCTGCGTGTACGTTTAATTCGTGGTATCTTAATAATTGGCTTTTAGATACCGGTACATAATGCCCTGCATTGCATTGTTCGATAGATTTAGTTTTGCCGCAAGAAATACAAGTGAAATAACCATCTGAAGAATCTCTCTGCCGGATAAAAGCATTAAATACTTTTTCGGCTTTCTTTTTTAAGACAGGAATCGGAATTAGTTTTTTTGGCATAGACTAAAAGGGAAGATCATTAATAGGTTCAGTAATATTTTGTGCGTTAGGAGTGTAATTATCTTCGATAATATTGTAGTCCGGGTGCTTTGCTTCTTTTTTATGGGTATTTACCCACATAGAATATTTTTTACCATCAATGGAAAAGCTGATTACTTCGCCTTTACTTGTTTGCTTTTTCCATGCACCAATTGTTTTTTTAAAATCTGTCATTGTAGTTTTGATTTAAAATGATTAATTAATAATTCCATATTATGCTCGTAATAAGTAGTAAATGATTTAAAACCTTGACTATCTTTTTCGTAATTGCGATAAAACACTGCTCTTAATCTTTGACTTGCTGATTTTTGGTTATCATTAAAATTTGTTTCCAGTGATTCAATCTCTTTTCTTTCATTTTCACTAAAGGGTTCTTTTTTAAAAGCGAGATAACCGAATGATGATAGATTTTCAACAATACCTAATAACTCTTGCGGGTTTAATTCATTTGTATCAAAAGTTAATTTCAGTGTCTTATCTTTCATTGAACGATAGCCATCTAATATTGCAGGAATGATTATCATATTATTTAAGCGTTACTGCGATTGAGGTGGTTGATTGTTTACTTGGCGGATAAACGGTTACAGCTTCACCATCTTCGGTAAGAATATTCAACCCGCTTAAAGAAACTGTTTGCAAGAATTTTTGCCGCTCTTTTACTTTAGCATCTAATTCATTTTGTTGTTTTAAAAGGTCGGTGATTACCGGATCATTAGTTTGTGAGTAATCATACTTCACTCCCACTTCTTTGCGTTCAAACTTGGCATTGTGAAATTCAAAACTCTTGCCGTTCTTTTCCGATTCATCTAATAGAATACTTTTGTATTCATCGTTCCCGGTTACTTGTTTAATAATATCCTCAGCACATTTAAGCTGAAGATGAACGGTTAATGGATTGGTATTTCCTTCTTTCAATCTTTCGATTAAATCATTGACAAATGATTTTCTTTCTTCTTTAGTTGTTTCAAATAAAGAGAGAATACTTGTAGTTGATAATTCTTGTTGCATAGTGTTTAATTTTTACACGCATCAAATAATAATTCGTCTTGACGTGCGGTTAAAGAATATTTTTGTAATGTTTTTGTGTAGATGGTTTTATCCTTAGCAGCTAATTCTGTTGCCTTTTTAAAACTTTCCTCACTTATTAAAGGCAAATTTTTTTTGGTTTCATTTGCTTTGGGTTCTTCTTTATGATTATTGGTAGCATCTGCATCTTGTGTATCATCAATGGCAAATAATCCATTGAGTGCATATTTTCGGGCATAACTTGAGGCTGCGCCTGTTACCTGTGCGGCATCCATTCCTTTCTTCTGATCTTCTTCTCTTGCAAAAGCAGTTGTAGAGTATGTTTCTTTACCATCGGTAATAGTGGCTGTTGCTTTAACGTATATTCTACCGGACACTTCTATTATATCATCAGAAAGGGTAAGATAGAAACCATGCGAATTGATAACCGGTTTTACAGCTTCAACAATATCTTCGCATGATCTGTATTTATATTTACCAAAAGAATTAAATTGTCCTTTCGGTGCTTTGATAGCTGATTGAATTTCTGATAGCTTCATAGTGATTTAATTTTTGTTGTGATTTAATTTTGTTTTTTATGTTTCTTGAATAACCATTTCAATTTTTTCTCACGTTCCTTTTTGGAAATGGAGATGTTCGCCTGAACAAATCGAGTTAGTAATAAACCGTTTAATGCAGTCATTTTAATTTTTTAATAAATGATAAAATACTTGCTACCGCATACACGCATAATGCAGCAGGGATGCTAATAATAATGAAGTAGAAAAATTTTATTAGTGTCATAATCTTTTTTTTAAAAAGAGGCACGAGTAGAAACAAGTGCCGGATTATCCAAACTAAACCTTGCTATGAGAACATTTTTTAAAGAACTTTTTTAAAAAGTGGGGCTACTTCGATTCACCCCACCTCACCCACTATGAAACCACAACTTCATTATTAACTAACTCACCATTATTATTGACATAATGCGTTTCACTATAATCAATGAACTCTTTTTTGTTTAATGACTTGACGATTGATCGAAGCCAAAAACCGAATAAGAAAACAAATAAGTACAGCATAGATTAGTATTTATAATTTGCCAAATATTGATTTACCATATCCGCACTCATCAAAGGAGTGATAGGCTTTGCATTGTTTCTGCTTTCAATGAACTTTGCCATTCGGGTAAACACATCAGCATACCATCTTTCTAATCTTGTTCTGATGGCTTTAAACTTGTTGTATCTGATCACTTCATCATTCGCCATGATGGTATAGGCTCTGTAATTATCACCGATAGCCTTTTCTTTAAATGCGTGGAAGTGTTCTTTAGAGTAGTTCATAAACCAATCACACTTTTTAATCAGTAGCATGATGGTTTCTAATCGATTGTGGTAGTTGATAATTTCTTGTCGCATAGTGTGGTTTTTTAATTTTCTAATTCTAAAAGGGATAATTCCGCTTGTTCATCCATCCATCTTTCGCTGTCCTCTCTGTCAATAAATCCATTCTCTATTTCATTATCTTCTTCTGTGGTAGTTAAAGGCTCGTAACCTTTTTGTTGAAGCCAGTGAGTGTATGACATGGTTAATTGTTTATTGGTGTTTGAAATAAAGTAGGCAAGTGGAAAAGTTTGTTTTTTGCAATACCCTTTGCAATCGCTTTAGATGGTATTTTACCTTTGGAGATATATTGAGATAAAGTATTATCCTTAATCTCTAACAGTTCGCAAACCTCTTGTCTCGTTGCCCACTCTGCTTTATTGATTGTTTTTGCTGCGTTCATATTTAATTTGGTTTGTGTTGCTTTTTTGTATATTTGTTATCCGATTTGTATTTATTTTGTATTGACAAGTCAAAGATATATTGCAATTTTGCAACTACCAAATAAAATATTTCAATTTTGCAACATTTCGAAAATATTTAAAGAATATGATAATTTGTTAGATGAATCACAAAGAAGATATACAATCACTATTAAAATTTCTAAAAAATAAAGGTTTTAGCAGGAGGCTTATTGAGCAAGAAATAGGGTTATCTGAAAAATATTTGGATCAGATTATTGCAAAAGGTGGTAATAAAACAATATACTTAAAATTAAAAGATTTTGCGGAAATGTTGGAAAAATCCAATAAAACCGTTCCGGTTATTAGTAGTATAAAGCATGAAAATAATGTAGTAGAATCTACTACATCGTCAATCTTATCTTCTTTAGTAGAAAGCAATAAAATGTTAGCACAAGCCAATATTGATTACGCTTCTGCTAATAAAACATTAGCCGAAAATATGGCTGTATTAACTAAAATGCTACAAACTAATTCAAGTGTTGATCAAAAAAATCTTGTAGCCTTAGACGCCATGTCTCATAAGATTCGGGGAGTTCTATCAAAGTTGCACCAGCAGCATGGTAAACTAAAGTCGTATGAGGAGGCTGTTGCAGAAGTGAACAGGCTTTTTTACGAGATTGACTTGGCAGTGAAATAAGATGGCAATTGTCTTTGAATGGGCAATGATTACAGTTCATAGATAGAATTTTAAAAAAATGGATTGCGCTAAATTATAGGTAATTAAAATTAGTAAATAGGTATAAAATAGCTTTAATCAAATTTTAATTAAAACATTGTTTAACCTAATAAAAGAACATAACATAAGTTATTGATAAATAGAAAGTTATAAAATGTAAGCGACTCCAATCCGGATCACCGAGAAAGTCGCTGTCATGGCGGCTTTCCTTATTTTACGATAGATTAAACTTTATAAATCTTTACAAAAGTTTACTATTTTTTATAAATTGTGTTACCATTGTTTAACCTGAATGTTTAACCTAAAATGGCATTTACAGTAAAAGCGATATTATTCAAATCAAAACAGAAAGATGGCAAATATCCTATTGCCATAAGGACAACTATAAGTAGAAAGATAAGTTACAAGTTTACCGGGTATTGGTGCAAAGAGAATCAGTTTGAAAAAGGACAAATTTTATCCAATTATCCTGACTATAAAATAGTAAACAGGGCAATACTTCAAGAGATTGCATCTACCGAAAGAAAGATTAGCACCGAATTATCATTGGGTAACGAAATCACCATTGAAACAATAAAACCTAAAATAGAGAAAAGCATATCAATCAGTGAATTTGTAGAAAAAATAAAGCATGATTACAAAGGCAAGTTCTCTGATGGAATACTCCGACATTATCAAGTTGTTTTAAATAAAGTGATGGAATTTGATGACAAAATTAGATTTTCTCAAATAGATGTTGCATGGATGGAAAGTTTTGAAAGATACTTAAGAACTAAAAAGGATATTAACGCACACACCATAAGCAATAACACGCTTCAAAATAACATGAAGATATTGAAGTCATTACTTTATAAGGCTTCCGAGTTGTCATTAATTGACAAGTCAAAGTTTGACAAATACAAACTACCAAAATACATTCAACCTATTCCTGAATATCTTACTGAAAATGAAATAAATGCTTTTGAAAAAATTGTTTTTGCTTTGGGTGAATCTTCCCTTAAAACATCGGGTTATTATTTTTTATTATCCTGTTACACAGGTTATAGAATAAGTGATGCTAAAAAATTCGATTATGATAAGTTTGTAAAAGATGGGCAAATCATTTTAAGGGCAAAGAAAAATAAAAGCATTGTTTCTATTCCCGTACATTCAAAACTTAAACCTGTTCTCAAATACATTCAAACACATCCTTTAAATATACCTGAGCAAAACGTGAGAGATTATGTGAAAGATATTTGCAAGTTAGCCGGGATAAAGAAGCACGTTAAATACCACACTTCCCGACATTCATGGGCAATGTTATTGATGAGTAAAGGCTTCACAACAGAAGAAGTCAGCGAAACATTAGGCGATTCCGTTAATGTTGGCAGGATTTATGCGAGGATTTCCAACGAACAATTATCTAATAAAATCAAAAATAAACTAAAATGAAATACTTATTATTTTTAGCGATTGTATTCGCAGCTTGTAATAAAACCATTGGCCCTGCGCCATTACCTTCTAAAACTTATCTCTACAAATCAGATAGTATTCGTATCAGCCAAGCTGATTTTCACGATACGGCTATTTTTAATAACTTATGGAATCAATTACAAAAATACAGGACTGTTGATGTAACAATAGATACATTATTCCAATCACCTATTACCGGTATGCAAATTAAAGTTGTTGATCCATTAGGAAGTAGTCAAATTTTTAACTCTAAAATTGTAAGCCCTTTTATTGCTCGGTTTAGAAGTTCTTTACCTCAAGCAATGAATGGTTATACAGGTTCCAACTCTTACGATTATCATTTATTCGTGATTGAGAATACAAAAATTACAGAAATACCTCTTACTTTTAGATAATGGAAGATCAAATTAAACAAAGGTTTTTAGAAGCCTTTGATTTCATTGTAGCCAAAGAACAAACTACCGGTAAAGCCCTTTCTCAGCAAATAGGCATGAGTGAAACCTATGTTTCCATGATAAGAAAGAAAACTAAGACCGACCTGAAAGCTGTTTTTGTGGCCAGTCTTATTAAAAACTATCCTTTCATTAATCCTTTATACATACTTCTCGGTGAGGGTAACTTACAAGCCATCCCCGAAGATATTAAAGCCGTTCTCGAAAAGATACTCTCCCAACAAGAAACTACCATCGATAAACTTATCGAAGCACTTATTTCTATCAGAATACCCAAAGGAGATATTATGAAATTCATTTCAAAACAATAATATTGTTCGTGAAACATTAAAAATTATCTAACAAACTAACAATTGTGTAAAAAATAATTTAATTATCTTACTAATAATTTGTAAATTCGGCAAAATATTCTTCAATGAATAGAGCCGAAGGTATTAACTTCAAAGAAAAAGCGGATTATATTGAAGTTGGAATAAAAAAAAGACAGTTTATTGAATATCTTGAAAAACAGCCCGAAGATGCCAACGGTTGGCTAAACTTTCGCATTAAGAAACGCTCCGCTCCTACGGTAATCCCGGAACATAACAAATACTCTCATGTGATGATTTCCTGCGGTGATAAATGGGAATCAGTAAAAAAGGAAAATGAATGTTAGGCAGACCAACATCATATAAACCCGAATATTGTGAGTTACTTATTCAACACATGGAGCAAGGTTACTCTTTTGAATCCTTTGCCGGTTTAGTTGGTGTTTCTAAGCAAACGATTTATGATTGGTGTGAAGCAAACCCTAATTTTCTTGACTCCAAAAAAACAGCATTTGAAAAGAATCGATTGTTTTGGGAGAAGCAAGGTATTGATGGGTTATTTTCTGAAACAGAATTTGATAGCAAAGGAAAGCCTGTAAAAAGCCGTTCCATTAATTCAACGCTTTGGATATTTCAGATGAAGAATAGATTTAAAGAAGAATGGAGAGAAAAGCAAGAGATACAGCATGAAGGACATATCGGCACGAGTATAACAGTAGTAAAAGATGATGGATGCGAACCAGTTAAAGATTAAAGCAACTCCTGTATTCTTTGCCAACTTAGAAGCATTTGAAAAAGGTTATCCGATTATCTGCAACGAAGGAGGCAGCAGAAGTTCTAAGAGTTATTCAATTGTTCAGTTATTGGTTTTAATAGCCAATAACAATTCAAATAAAAGGATTTCGATTGTTTCACATTCATTGCCACACATTAAACGAGGTGCTTATCGAGATTTTAGGGCAATAATGGAAGATTGGAAGATTTGGGATGACAACGATTTTAGTTATTCGGATTACATATACACATTTAAGAATGGATCTTATATTGAGTTATTTGGATTAGAGGATGAGGGTAAAGCAAGAGGACCGGGCAGAGATATTTTATTTGTCAATGAAGCTAATCTGATTAAAAAGAGTTTATACGATCAGTTAGCGATGAGAACGACAGGGCAAGTGTTTTTAGATTGGAACCCTGCGGATTTTGTATCATGGGTTTATGATGTGGCAGATAATCCAAAGAACAAATGTATCAAAAGCACCTATAAAAACAATCTATCTAATCTTTCGCAAAATCAGATTGATACGATAGAAAGTTATAAAAACCTTCCTGATGATTTTATGTGGAAGGTGTACGGATTAGGATTGAGAGGTGCAGCAAAGGAGATTATTTACACAGCGTGGAAGTATTGTGATGAGTTGCCGAGTAATGGTGATGTGTTTTATGGGTTGGATTTCGGTTATACTAATCCGAGTGCATTGGTTAAAGTCGTTCATTATGAGGGTGCTAATTACGCTAAGGAAGTTCTTTATAAACGTGGTTTAACGATTTCGGACTTAGTGCCTCTCATTAAAGAGTTGGTAGATAGCAATGCAACGATTTATTGCGATAGTGCCGAGCCGAAAAGTATCGAGGAACTATACCGGGCTGAATTGAATGTTCATCCCGCAGAAAAAGATGTTTGGACAGGTATTGTAAAGGTTAAAAGCTATCCGTTATTTATCACACACGACTCAAAGAACTTAGCCAATGAGTTGATGAGTTATAAATGGAAAAAGGATAAGAACGATAATATTTTAGAAGAACCGGTAAAAGAAAACGATCACTTATTAGATGCGATGAGATACGGCATTTTTACCCATTTAAGCAAAGAAAAAAGAACATGGTTAGTCATATAAATACAATAAGATGAAAATATTAGGACTTGAAATAAAAAGGGTTGGTAAATACAAACCTTTGGTAATACCGGGTGGGCTACAATGGATTGGTGGTCATTCGAGGATTACCGATGCCAAAGCAAAGACATACATCGATGATGGTTATTTAGGTAACGCAGATATTTATTCCATCGTAAAATTAGCTTCTTCAAAATTCAGTTCCATCCCTTGTTATGTGTATGATGTACGAGATCATAAATCACTACGCAGATATAAGACATTAGCAAAAGGAATGCTCACTAAGTCAGCACTTGATGAGATGAGTGAATTAAAGCGTAAAGCACTCGGTGAAGTAGATGAAAGCAGCGATTTAGCAAGGTTTATCTCTCGGCCGAATGAATACATGGGCCAAGATGCGTTTTTAGAAATGGCTTATATGTATCGCATTATAACAGGTGGCTCTGCTATTTATATCAATGACGGTAATTTAGGAGGCGAAGGACAGCCGGTAGAAATGGAAGTATTGCCTTCTCAATTTATTCAGATTATTGGTGATGGTACCTTATTCGGTGTGGATAGTTACCGAATGGTGAACACAAATCTCAATTTTACTGCAAAAGACATTTTGTATTGGAAATATCCAAACCCTGACTTTAATATGTCGGGAACACATTTATACGGTTTATCTCCTTTACGAGCAGCCATTAATGTAATGCAAGGCAGCAACGATGCTATTCGTGCAACGGTGGCCATGTTCCAAAATCAAGGTGCAAAAGGGATATTATTTAATAATTCAGAGAACTCTCCTATTTCTAAAGAAGAAAGAGAAATATTACAAGCCTATACAGATGAGAAAATAAACGACAGCAATAATAAGGGCCGCATCATGGCTATTAATGCGAAGGTCGGTTATACGCAAATAGGATTAAGTGCAACGGATATGGACTTACTTAACGCAATCGGCATGACAAGAGATAGATTGTGCAATGTGTTTCAAGTGCCTCCCGGATTGTTAGAAGCTAACAGCACCTTTGACAACAGAGCGCAGGATATGAAGTATTTTATCACGAATAAAATCGTTCCTGAGTGGGCTAATTTCAGAGATGAGTTAAATAGACAGATCAAGCCAAGATTTAAGAATGCAGAGAATTTGTATATCGATTTCGATGTGCAGGATTTACCGGAGTTACAAGAAGATATGGGCAAGATAGTAACGAACATGATGAATGCAGATTGGCTTACCATGAATGAGAAACGTGAGGCGATGCGTTATGAGCCTATTGAAAAACCTGAGTTCAATACAGCTTACACAACAAATACAAAAGTACCATTAGAAGAAGCCTTTGAAAGCACAGGAAATAGTTTACCCGATGATGAGGTAAATGAAGATGCAACAAAAGATATTTACAAATAATGTGGGAGCAGTTCGCAAAAAGACAGCAACGAATAGAAAAAGCCTATGTTCCAAGAGTAAAGGCTGCCATCTCTAAAGAGATTGGTAAGGTTGTGGCCCATATTAAGCGAAACGGATTAACAGGCTATCAGTCATTTATTCATCATGCGATTAATGCAGAAGATGTTTTTAAGATACTAAAAGACTTGTATAAAACGGCTGCGATACAAGAAGCGAATATCACTTACAAGGAATTAAGAGCCAAGCACTACAAACTAAGAACATTCGGCTATAATGAAGCGTGGAGTAATGTTATTGATACGCATTTAGGCAATTTGAAGTTATTGGAAACTTGTCAGAACATCAGCGAAACAACGAAAGAAAGGATATTACAAGTTATTGCCAAAGGTTTACGAGAAGGATTAGGATTTGAAGAAATAGCGAGGCAAATAGAAAGCGATGAAATCCCTTTACAAAGAGCGAGGTTGATAGTAAGGACTGAAAGTATAGGAGCCATGAATATCGGCTCTATGATGGGTGCTATTTCAACCGGTATTCAATATCAAAAAAGATGGGTAACAGCGAAAGACCATCGGGTAAGAGGTACAAAACCAACGGATAGGTTTTCTCATTTGGCTTTATCGGGTGATACGGTGGAAATGGTAAAATCTTTTAACAATGGCGAGGCGATACGCTATCCCGGTGACAAGAATGCAAGTCCGGGCAATTTCTGTAATTGTCGTTGTACGATGCAGTACATAGCCAAAAGGGATTCAAGCGGCAGTATCATGCTTTATCCGAATGTACCTAAGAAACCAGCACCGGGCAAAGAGATGAGTAATTTACTGATAAGTTTGATTGGTGGTGTTTTATTTGGGGATAGTATTTCTGATTTGTTTTAAAATAATATTATTATATTGCGTGTAATTACATTGTATGAACATTCTAATTAAGAATTGCCCATCTCTCATTGGTGATTTTTTAGGCATTGCACCCGCATTGCAGAAGTTAGCAAAGAATAATAATGTTTACGTTGATACATCTTACGAGATAGATAGTTTGCTTGAATTAGTATCGAGCCGACATAATATTTTTAAGCAGAAAAATATTGTTTACGATAAGAAAATAGACATCAATATCACAGAGCCTTTTACAATGGCGCATCATAGTAATTTATATATGACACAGGCTTTTTGTAGGTATTTGGGTGTAGAGTATTCGGGAATACCCAAAGCGGATTTAGATTACAGTAGTGGTGGATTTCAGTATGAAGATTTTTATGTGATTTCTCCTTTTGCACGTTCTCTACCACCGGATCAAAAACTTTCAATGAATGTGTGGCAGGAAGTGATTAATCATTCAGGAAAACATTTTATTGTATTGGGTAATTCAAAGCATGATATGAATACTTTAAACAGAACGCTTACTTTATTCGATAAACCTTTCGATCATGTTTGCCAAGTTCTAAGAAACTGTAAAGGATTGATTTCACTTGTTACAGGCACAAGCCATTTAGCATTTCACTTAGGAGTGAAAAATATTTTACTCACCAATCAAGGCACAACCGGATGGGGTGTTAATCCCGATGCGGTAAAGATTACAAAGCACATACCTACTATTACAGCCGAAGATATTATTAAACACTTAAATTAGTTACAATGGATAACAACACCATCATTCTCGTATTAATCTTATCAAATTTATTAATGTTTTTTATTTTCTTAAATGAGAATTTAAAAGTAAAAGGATTGAGATACACTGTTAAAAGATGCGTTGAAGATTATAAGTTCTTAGAAAACAAAACCAATGAATTAAATAAGCAGTTAATTGCTGCTAATAAAACGATTGATACCCTTAAAAAAGCACACGATGTATTTTCCGAGCAGTACAGTAAACTTGAAACAAAATACAAATTCCTATTGGATGCTGCTAAGAAATTAACAAAATCAACCAAACCACCAAAACAACAACCTAAAAAGAAAACTGTAAAAAAGTAATCATTGAATATCATCATTCCCTTCCCTGAATTAGTTACAGGAGTACATTACCATCGTTTAAAGCTGCCTTTTAGTTTAATTAAAGGCAATATTAAGTTTTTACAGAAAGTGGATCCCGAAGTTATGGCATGGGCTGATGTAATGATAATCTCTCGTGATATTGGTAACTCTCGAAGCGAAGTACGACAAATTTGTGATTTCTATAAAATCAAATTGATTTATGATTTTGATGATAGCCCTTTTTTAGATCATACTCATAGAGCATTTGCAGACTATCAAAAAAACAAAGTAACAGAAAATCAATTATACAATGTTTCTATTTCAGATTGTGTTTGGGTAACGAATGAAAGATTAAAAAAAGTATTATTACCTTTTAATACCAACATTGATATTATTCCTAACTCTATTCCACTGGGTTACGACCAATTTAATGAAAGTAAAAACCCAAGTGAAAGAATACGGTTTATTTATGCCGGTGGCACAACGCACTACAAAGATTTATTACTAATTGAGAATACTTGTCGGGTATTAAGAAAAAACGAAAAGTTTAAAAGTATCGGACAGATGGTAATGGCAGGATATTCAGATAATCCAAAGTACAAAGATTATTGGGATAAGGCAGAAGCACTTTATTCAGGACAGCGGCCTAATTGGGAAACATACAAAAGGGTTTATCAGTTACTTACTTCTGAATATATGAATTTGTATAAAGATGGCGATGTTGGGTTAGTGCCTTTGGTAGATAATGAATTTAACCGGTGCAAGAGTAATTTAAAGTTACTTGAATTGGGAGCAAAGAAACTCCCTGCCATTGTTAGTTATATGCCTACCTATACGGACAACAATCCTCCTGTGAAGTGGGTGAAAAAAGAAAGCGATTGGTTAGAATACATCATGTTTTACATCAATCATCCTGAAAAGATAAAAGAAGATGGAGAAAAGTTGTATGAGTGGGTAAAGACTTATTACTCGATGGATGATGTTAATACTAAAAGGATTGAATCGATAAAGAGATTATTAAACTAACAATTGTGTAAAAGTAAATTTTTTAATTATCTTGAAAATAATTAAATTCGCTTTCATATAATGTTATTAGAAGTCGGATATACCGAAATTATTAAGCCTCCAAAGGCAAAGAAGATTGAGCCTACTGTTAATAGTGGCAAATCAATACCAAAGAAAGAGCCTGACGTTAAAAGCGTTAGACGTAGATACAACAGGAAAAAAGGTTAAGGTTGCTATTGCTCATCTTGGCAACAAAGACAGGGATGGCGACATCTTTACCGATGACGCTTTCGATAAAACCATCGCTGAACGTGGTCCTAAAGGAACAAATGAAATTTGGCATTTAGTCGATCACAACCCTTCTATTAAATCCGCACTCGGCAAGTTTACAGAGTTATACAAGGAAAATTCAATGATTGTAGGTGTTTCATCTTACAAAGAAACTAATCTTTGGAAAGATGTATGGCCATTATATGAATCCGGTGAAATCAATCAACACTCCGTTGGTTTTTCAGTACCTAAAGGCAAACAGGAACAAAAAGACGATTACAACGAAATCAGAGAGGTGAAACTTTGGGAAGGTTCTTCTGTATTGTGGGGTGCTAATCCTCAAACTCCTACTTTGGGAGTGTTCAAATCATTAACTGAAAAGGACTTGGTTGATGAAATAGAAAAACGCTTTTCTCTCTTAAAAAAAGGTATCAAGAATGAAGTTGAAACTTCATTACTACTTATACAAATCGAACAATTAAAAGAAGCATACATCGAAAAAATGACAGGCATCACTCAACCCGCACCTATTGCAGTTGAGCCGATTAAAGAGTTTGACGTGAACGCTTTTCGTGAATTGATTAAATCAAACTTTTCAATCAAATAACATGGAAATCAAGGATATTAAAGATGTTGTTGTTGGCGAATTAAAAAGCACAAGTGATGCTATCAATGCCAATATCGACACAAAAGTAAAAGCTGCTACCGATGCAGTTGAAAGCGTAAAAATTGCGGTTACAAAAGACATCGCAGACGTAAAAGAAGAATTGAACAAAGTAAAAGCTGCACAAGGCAAAAAGAAATTTTCTGCTTCTAATGGCGTTAATTTTGGTGAAGAATTTGCCGAAAAAGTGGCAGAATCTTTTGACAAGATTAAAAAAGTATCAAAAGGTAATGCTTTTGAATTAGAATTGAAATCTGCTGCTAACATGACGTTGGCTTCTGATTTAACTTCAGGTTCTCCTATCTTAACATACCAACCCGGTGTTAATATCTATCCCGGCCCTAAAGTAAACTTCAGAGATATTGTTGCTGCTGTTCCAAGTGATACAGGTGCATACGCTATCGCTCGTGAAGATTACGCTAATGCGCAGGGTGCATTTGCTTCACAGACAGAAGGTGCTTCTATCGCACAAATCGAAAAACCTTTCAAAATTGTTACTTACAACAGTGGTTATATCAGCGGTTTTGCTCGTGTAACTAAACAAATGTTGGCAAACTTGAAATGGGTTCAAACAGCATTGCCTCAGATGTTGCTTCGTGATTTGTTCATCAAAGAAAACAGCATTTTCCATACAGCTTTGGCTGCTGAAAGTGGTGTAAACGCTTCTGTTGCTGATACAGTTTCAAACTATGTTGAAAGATTAATCAACGAAACTGCAAACTTGGAAGCATACAGTTCAGGCGGTTTCTCATTTGATGTTAATACCATCGTTGTAAACCCTAAAGACTGGGCTAAGATTATCGAATACAAAGCAAGTGGTTCAGGTCAATACACTTATCCGGGTGTGTTAATGGTGGCTGCTAATGGTGAATTAACCTTAAATGGTGTTCCTGTTAAGAAAGCCCCTTGGGTTCCACAAGGTCATTATTGGATTGGTGATTTCGGCTTTGCAAAACGCTTGATTACCGAAGATATGAAAGTGGAGTTCTTCGAACAAGACGGAACAAACGTAACACAAAACTTAATCACAGTTAGATGTCAAGTATTTGAAGTATTGGGTGTAGATGTACCTCAAGCATTCACTTACGGATCATTTACTGCGTAATCAGTTACAATAAAAGTCGGGGTGAATAGAGAAACTTGCGCATGAAGATAATTAAGCGCAAGGATGGTCGAACATCCTCCCCGACCAACTTTAAAAAATGGTTTATAACAATTTTTTAGAAATAGATATTACCGATACGACTGGAGTTAGTGAGGTTGTGTCATTATCAGATGCTAAGGCTATGCTTCGCTTATCTAATACAAGTGAGGATAGTTTTATCAGTTCTTTGATCATTGCCGGTAGAGTATGGTGTGAAAGATATTTGAATAAATCAGTAATGCCTAAAAGCATTGTGGCTTTGGTAAACCATGACGGCAAATATTCGATGCCATTGGCTTATTTACCATTAGGCAATATTGCAAAGGTTGAGTTTAGGTGGGTACCGAGTACAACGTGGCAGGACATTACAACACAGACGAGCCAATGGGAAATGCAAGGAAGTAGATTTTTCTCTTACAATCCCGGTCAGTATCGAATAACTTATACAACAATTCAGGACACGAATAATATTGAGATTATCAAATTAGCGATTAAGCAGTTTGTGGCATTTTATTATGAGAATAGAGGTGATGAGCAGTTGTATCAGTTAGGAAGTAGTAAAGAAGCGGTTACAGTAGTGCCGGACATTATCGAAAATACTTTAAAGCTGATTAAAAATAATACATGGTTCGGATAGGTTCTTTAAAAAGACAAATCACGTTTCAGAAGAATACACCTGTAACAGATGGAGCGGGTGGTTTTACTGATACATGGACAGACGATAAGACTGTGTATTGTTCGATTATTCCAAATAATTCCACTACTGATAAATATGAGTTTGGAGTAGCGGTAATAAAGCAAGGGTTTACTTGTTTGATAAGATATAATGATTACACACCTGTTGTAAATGGTCAAGTGAAATACAATGATGATTTAACGACAAGGTATTTGCAGATAAACTCATTGACGGAGATAAACGATGGCAGGAGATATTGGCAAATGAAATTAACCGAAGCAAAGAATGGGTAAAGGTTTTGTTTTAGATGTAAGAAGTTTTGATAAAGTTCTTTCAAATCTTGAGAGTAAGAAAGCGGATATAAGGAGAAAAGCAGATGCGGCTGTTGATAACAATTGTCAGACAATCGCTAACAATGCCATCAATGATGCACCGGTAAATATGGGCGATTTAAGAGCGGCCATAACGGTTAGGAGAGGTAATAAGGAATTATTCAGAGAAGTGGTTGCACAAACTGTATATGCGCCTTTTGTGGAGTTTGGAACGATGAGTTATGTTGATGTGCCTCCTGAATTAGAGGAGTATGCGCAACAGTTTAGAGGACAAGGCAAAGGAGAAAATAGTGCATGGAGTATGATTAGTGCATGGTGTGAAAGAAAAGGAATTGATAAAAAAGCGTGGTACCCGATTTATTTAAGTGTAATGCGCAATGGTATTCATCCTCATCCTTTTATGTGGCCCAATGTGATTAACCAAAAACCACAATTGATAAACGATTTAAAGGAAACTATTAAATGATAGAAGTAGGCGAACAGGTACGCAAAGCATTTTATAACAAAATATCAGCACTTACATACAACGGTAATGCGGTAAGTGTATTTGATGAATTGAGTGTAAAAGCGCAAACAACTCCTTATGTAATCCTTTCTTCTCAAGTAGAACAACAAACAGATGTTGATGTGAGAGATACTTTTAGCGCAAGTATTTTAATTAAAATAACCGATGCGCAAAGTCAATCAGCAACAAAAACAAATGTGGAAGCACTCGGAAAATTGATTTTCGATGCGGTAAAAGGAGATCAGATTGATTTTGGTACAGATTGGGCGATTAGAGGAGTAAAAATTCAGAGTACGAATTATTTAACTCAGGATGTGGGAGATAAAGTGTATGTGCAAAAGATTTATCGGTACTCAATGGACATAGAAAACATTTCATAAAAATAAAAAACAAATACAATGTCAGCAACCAAGTTTAAAGGTAAAGGGATATACCTCCAAGTAAGTACAGACGGCACTACTTGGAATACTCTTGCCGCACTTCAAAAAAAATCTTTCAAGGTTGATAATGAAGAAATCGACACAACAAATGACACGACCGGTGGATCATTAAAAGAACTTTCTCCGGGCTTACAAAATTTAAGTTTGGATTTCGAAGGTTTTTCTTACACAAGTGCTGCTCCTACCGGTTATTCATCTTACAATGAAATGCTTACTTTAACCGGAGCGCAAACAGTTGTAAGTATCAGATTAGTAGATAATATTTCTGCTCCTGTAAACAGAAACATGACAGGAACAGGATTTTTCAAATCATTGGAAGAAATGTATGAAACCAATAAATACACAGAGTTTAAAGGTTCATTCGCATTTCAAACTATTTCAACTTATTAATAAATGAATGGTTATTGTCAAATTGAACTCGGAGGCGAACTTCGAGGGTTAAAATTTAATATGCACTCAATTGAGATTATCAGTCGTGCTGATTACGAGTATGTAAGTGATGATAAAGGAAATGTAGAAGCAAAACTCAAAGCGAAAGAAGATACAAGTTTTGCAGCGATTGTGAAATTTGTTTATGCGGGATTGTGTGGTAATGCTTTTGCTAAGAGTGGAGGGATTGAAACTATTTGCCAAGAAAAGAAAGAAGATATTGCTGAATGGGTGGAGGACTTATTTTTTAGTGATAAAAAAGCAAGTTTTATCAAATCAGTGATGGAGGCTTATTGGAGTTCAAAGCCAATGCAAAAAGTAATTGAAGATTCAAAGGATGAGGTAAAAAAAAAGAAGCGATAAGTTGGGATGATGTGCATGAGTTTGCTTTTGGAATACTCGGCTTACTGCCACGAGAATATTATATGATGACAGAGGCCGAGTATGTTTCTTGTTGCAAAGGTTATTCAAAGAGAGAAAAAGGTGAATGGCAAAGAGCGAGATTAATAGCTTACACGATACATACTCACATGGCAAGTAATCCGGTAGATATTGAGGAGTTTTTGCCTTTGGAAGAAAAGCGATCAGAGCGAATGACAGAGGAGGAAATGGATGAAATATTTAATCAAAATACAAACTTTTTAGGATAATGGCAGCAGAAGAAGGACTCATAATAGGGATTGGTGCTGACACATCCGATTTAGAGAGTGGAATAAATGCTGCCAAGAAATCCGTACAAGATTTTAGCGGGGCCTTACAGGGTGCGTTAAGTGAAGCTACCGGGCAATTATCTGACTTAAATTCTAAGTTAGAAAATTTACAATTTGAGAAGGCTTTTGGTGATGGTTCAACCAGTGCAAGTGCTTTAAATAAAGAGATAGCACAAACAAAACTGCAAATCAATTTAGTTACTAAGGAAATTGAGCAGTATAAGGGTGCGATGAGTGGTGCAACGAATCAGAGTGATTCAATGCGCAATGTGATGATGGCGACCAATAGAGTAATCAGGGATTCTCATTCCCTACTCTATTCAACAAACAGAGGTATTGCAGAATTAACTTACGCATTACCCAATTTAGCAGCGAAATTAGGCGAAGTAAAAGCCGAAACAGGTTCATGGAATAGTGCATTAGGCTTATTAGGTTCTACGCTATTTAGTTGGCAATCGGCTTTATTTATTGCCGGTACAGCTTTAGCGATGTTTTTAAGACATCATAAAGAAGCAAAAGAATCTGTTACAAGTTTAAACGATTCAATTAAAGACGAAGCATCAGCAATTAGTTTAGCTGAAAAAGAATATGTAAAGACATCTTCTGCTGTTGATAGTGTAAAAGAATCAATTGAACTTGCTAAGCAAGGGATTATTAGTAAAAAAGATGCTATTGCTGAATATAATAAAGAATTAGGCAACGCATTAGGCAAGGTAACAAGTTTAGAAGCTGCCGAAAAAAGTATTACTGATAAAGGCCCTGCTTTTATACAAATGACAATGCTAAAAGCAGCAGCCAATTTAGCGTATGAAGCGGCAGCTAAAAAAGCATTTGAGGCAGCACAAGCTCACGCAAAAGCTGAGGCAGATGCGTTTAAAGAAAGTGCAAATCTTGCTCAAAAGGCAATTGCATTTGGTGCGGGTAATAATTCTGCACCGGGATTTGTTCCTAATCAAACAGGAAGTACAAAGTTAAAAACTGATTATATAAAATCAGAAGGTGAGGCAATTAAAAAAGCACAAGAAAAATCAGCTAATGATCAAAAATCTAATCTTGAAAAGATTGGTAATGATTTAATGAAACAGGCTGCTGACATAGCAAAGAAGTCAAATATTAAATTTTTAGATGAGTTAAAAGATCCAAAAACACCAAAACCTAAGAAAGACAAAGAAGAACATTTGCGCAAAGTAGATGGCATTACTTTGGAGCAAAAAGCGATGCAAGAGTATGGTATTGCTTTAAAAGATATTGCTGTTAAGGA